TCTTCTTTTTGCATCGTTGTTAAATCTGTCAACAACATTTATGTGGTCTTCATCATCAGTAACTCTTTCAACCCAGTCATTGATAATGAAAGCTATTAGTTTTGCATCATTTTCATTTATTTTTTTCATTTTAATTTTACCTATCAAGTTAATATGGTTAAGAAGTTTAATGGTTTTTAGAAATATATCAACCCTTTTTGGGTTATTATTTGCATATTTTTTAGTATTTGTTGTAAAGATGGTCTTTTTTCGGCTATATTTCATGTAATATTTTGCAATAAATGAACAAAAAAAGAACAAACAACCGATTTACAGACACACTCAAAAACAAATTACGCAATCAATTTGTGCATGGAATTGTAGTAGATGGTGAGACAACATTCCCTACACTTGATGATCTTATTACAAAAAACAAATTAGCAAAAAGCACTGTGTATAAATTTGCAAGAGAGAATAATTGGAAACAACAGAAAGATGAATTTTATGCAGAATATTGTAAAAAGCTAGATAAAAAAAGAGCTTATGATATGTCTGTGAAGTCAAAGAAAATTGATGACCATAGCTTACTCTTATCAGAAGGTTTCTTTAAAACGATAGCTATTGAGTTGGACAAGCACAAAGCATGTATAGACAAAGGAAGAAAAGGTCTCTCACCTCAACATATATCATCATTAGCACAAGCATTATCAATCACACAAAAAGTAGCAAAACTAGCTTTAGGAGAAGCGACACATAATATAGATGCAACAGTCAGCGAAAACAACCAAGCATTCAAAAGAGCTATGGAATTACTTGACTCAGTTGAAGACAGCAGAAGCAGAGACATTCAAACTACGCACTGATTGGTTATCTACAGCAAGAGATAAACAACTTCAACCGAAAGAAGAACACAACATCTGGCTCATACTTGCAGGAAGAGGATGGGGTAAGACCAGAACAGGTTCTCAAGATATAGCTCTATATGCTCTTAGAAACCCAAACGTCAACTGTGCAGTCGTAGCTCCAACACACGGAGATTTGCGAAGGGTTTGTTTTGGTGGTGTATCTGGATTGCTTTCTGTCATTCCAAAAGAGTGTCTAATGAAATCAAAAGATCAGAAAGGTTATTCATCCAGTGTCAATGAATTTAGACTTTACAACGGAAGTAAGATTACAGGATATGCTGCTCAAGAGCCAGACCGATTAAGGGGTTCACAGTTCCACAGAGCATGGTGTGATGAGTTAGCATCGTGGAGATACCCTGAAGCATTTGATCAACTTATGTTTGGTCTAAGACTTGGAGACAAACCACAATGCATAATTACAACAACACCTAAACCTACAAAAATAATAAAAGACTTGATAGAAAGAGATGATGTCGTAATTACCAGAGGTTCAACCTTTGAGAATGAAGATAACTTAGCAGAGAGTGCTTTATCTATGTTGAAGGACAAATATGAAGGCACAAAAATGGGAAGACAAGAACTTTATGCAGAAGTAATAGAAACAATAGAGGGTGCTTTATGGAATCAAGAGATGATTGACAGAACTAGAATGCCAAAAGATACAGAGAGAGATTTAAGTAAGATTATTATTGCGATTGACCCTGCTGTAACAGCAAATCAAAACTCTGATGAAACAGGTATTGTGGTCGTTGGCAAAGACTATAGTAATAACTTTTATGTGCTTGAAGATTGCTCTGGAAGACATAGTGCTGAAAAATGGGGTAGAATTGTAGTAAACTTATATCACGATTGGGATGCCAATTATATAGTTGCAGAAACAAACAATGGTGGAGACCTTGTGGAGAGACTGATAAGAAACATTGACCCAAGTGTGCCTTATAGAAGTGTGAGGGCAACCAGAGGGAAGATACTAAGAGCAGAACCAATCTCAAGTTTGTATGAACAAAATAGGGTAAAACATTTAGGTATGTTTCCTGAGTTAGAACAGCAAATGTGCAGTTATACAGGCGAACTAAACACTTCACCTGATAGACTTGATGCTTTAGTATGGGGTTTGACAGAACTAAGCAAGTCAACAGGAAAAGCTGAATGGAGAATTAGCTAATGGCAGACAACAGAAACATATTTCAAAGGATTTTTAATATCGGTTCGGAACAAAAACAATCCAACATGATGGGTTATTTTGGTGTTGGAACATCTGAACCAAAATCTTACAATTATCAGGACTTGGCAAAAGAAGGTTATTTAAAAAACGCAATTGTTTATAGATGTGTAAATGAGATAAGCAAAGGTGCATCAGCAGTGCCTTTTATAATTAAAGACGGAGATCAAATATTAGAAGAACACCCATTAATAGATTTACTTAATAGACCTAATCCACTACAAAGTTATTCCGAGTTCTTTAATAGTCTTTACGGATATATTCTTTTAAGTGGTAACGCTTATATACTTAGAGTTGGTTCAGAAATGGGAACACCTCAAGAGTTGCATCAACTCAGACCAGATAGGATAGAAATTAAAGGTGGTTCTTCTGCTATACCAGAAAAGTATAAATATATGATAAATGGCAGAGTAAAAGCTGAATATTTAGTTGATCAAGAAAATGGATTTTCTGAATTAAAACATATAAAGCTTTGGAATCCGTTAGATGATTACTATGGCTTGTCACCTTTAAGTGCTGCTGCAGTTGAAGTTGATCAGTTCAACATGTCAAGTAAGCACAACGTAAACCTTTTACAGAATGGTGCAAGACCTAGTGGTGCTGTAATTTTTAAACCAAAAGATGATGCAGGTTTTAACGTAAATCTTACTGAAACACAAAGACAACAACTTCTTACAGACTTAAATAACAGATTTCAAGGAACTGCAAATGCAGGAAGACCACTCTTACCCGAGGGTGATTTTGACCGGCGTGAGACGGGTCTAAGTCCAAAGGATATGGGCTTTTTAAATTTAAAACACATGTCGGCTACTGATATAGCTATGTGTTTTGGTGTGCCATCACAATTAGTTGGAGTTCCTGATGCTCAGACCTACGCAAACGTGGCAGAAGCAAGACTTGCACTTTATGAGGAAGCAATTATTCCACATTTAAGAAAGATAGCTAGTGACTTAAATGAGTGGCTAGTGCCTATGTTTGGAGAAAACTTATCTCTTGATTTTGATATTGACTCAATTCCTGCACTTTCAGAAAGGCGTAAAAAGATTTATGAGAATGTTACCAGTGCAGTGAGAGAAGGGATAATGACAAGGAATGAAGCAAGAAAGATTGTTGGCTTAGAACCTGTTGATGGTGCTGATGGTCTTTATATATCAGCAACCTTGTTTCCTCTCAATGAGGAAGCTGTCCCTACACCAGAGGTTACAGATAATGATGAAGATGCAAAAGACTATGAAGAATATCTTGATGAAGATTTTAAAGATGAACATATAACAAACTTTCCCAAAAGAGGGGATGACAAAAAAATATCTTTACGCAACTCCAACTATCCTCAGTTTGATTATGAGTTTGCTTCAAATGTGAAAGATGGAATTAAAGATATATGGAGAGCAGGAGGTAACATTAGAGGAAACGAAGCATTTATGTTGTGGAGTAGAGCCAGACAAGGTTCAGAGACCCCTGCTGTACTTGATTGGATAAAAGAAAGAGAAGCATGGGCTGCCAGACATTTCAGAGATGGTAGACAGTTTTCCGATGGCTATTTAGAACCTAACTTGTCAAACGTTGCAGGTGTGATAAGTCAGCTTAAATGGGGAGTGATAGGTACTTTAGGTGAACAAGGCATGAAAGATGTTGTCTTAGAACTTACCAAGAAACTTGAAGGCAGAAAAGATGATCTTGAATTTAGTAATCAGTATTGGTGGATGTTTATAGATGAAAAAGATATGTCTAATAAAGATGAAGAAAAACAAGTTTCTGCAAAAGTAAAAGAAGCTCTCAAAAATAAAGTAGATGAACATAATGAAAAGTATGGAAGCAATCCAACCAAAAGAACTACATTGAGAACTCTTGAAGCTGTGTTCCGTAGAGGAACTGGGGCGTACAATACGAATCCTTCTTCGGTTCGCCCTGCAGTTAGAAGACAGGGTGGTGCTGATAGATGGTCTTATGCACGTGTGAATAGCTATTTATTTGCCTTGAGGACAGGAAGGTTTCAAGGTGGTAAACATGACACTGATTTATTTCCAAAGGGACATCCACTATCTTCTAAATGAAACGCACTCTTAGAAAAGAGCTATACAGACCAAGAAGCCGAAGAATAAATACAAATGCTGAGTTGCGTAAAACAACTCTGCTAAGAAATAATCTTTCAAGAACATTTAATAGAAAGCTGATTACAACCTTTAACAGTTTTGTTAGAGAGGAGACAGATGCCTTAGATAATAGTCAGAGCTTTGTTATTGAAAAGGCACAAAGAAACTTAAATAATAAAATAACACCTTTATTTGAATCTGAATATAGAAAGGTATTTTCTATCGTTTACAGAAACAATGAGAAGAAATATAAACAGGATAAGAAACAAGATGGGACTGTTTTTGGCAGGAATGTTTACTTAGACCCAGTTATCAAAAAGTTTTTAGAAGATAGAAGCAGAATTTTTTCAGGAATAACCATCCAAATGTCCAGAAGACTAAGAGATATCATTGCTAAAGAATTTGAGTCAGGACAAACTTTGCCACAAATCACATCTGCAATCAGAAAAGAGTTTGGTTTTTTTTCAAGAAGGAGAGCCAATCTAATAGCTAGAACAGAAACCCATACAGCACTTGGGTTTGCTAATCACGATTACCATAAAAACTTCCAAGCTGATACAGGCATCACCATGTTAAAAAGATGGAGAGCTACAAATGATGCAAGAACAAGAAGTTTTCATAGTGAAGCAAATGGACAAACAGTACCGATGGATGAAAAGTTCACAGTTGGTGGTGCTGAGATGGATTACGTTGGAGACCCTGCAGGTGGAGCTAAGAATGTTATTAACTGTAGGTGTGTTGTTATTTATGTGGATGAACAAGATGTTGTAGATGGAGTTCCTGCAACAGAAGTAGAACCAGATAATCCCTTTGGAGATACAGACCCTGTAGAACTTACTTATCATAAAGATGCAGGATGGGAACAAGGGGAAGCAAATGTTTTTGGTCTTGTAAATAGAGGTTCTTCGCTGTCAGGAAGTGTAAATACAAAAAAATCAAGTGGTGCATTTTTTAAACCAACAGACAGATCAATAACCATGAGTGAAAAATATAGTGTTTCACGAACACGAACTGTTTGGAGACATGAATATGGTCATGCAATAGATGCTGACGATAAATTCATAAATTTTATAAATAATTTAGATGATGATGTACTTGATACTCTTGGTATTACAGGGAGAGACATTTCATATATGAACCTAGAAGAAGGTATATCTGCATTATTTACAAGACAAATTCTTGCTGACAGAAAGAATCTTACAAAAATTAATAAAGCTAATAAACAGAAATTTGGTGTTGAGCTTTATAATGATAAATCATCTAGTATTGGAGGTGGCGTAACTAGAAACTCATTTCGTAAAAAGTTTGGTTTAAACACAGAGAACATCTTAACGGATGATGTAGGACAGTATGTAAATATTACAAAACCAGATTTTAAGAAAAAGATAAGAGCTTATCTAAAAGACACAAATGGATTTAT